GCAGCAGGAGCAACCCAATGGGCAACCTGCTTAGTTGTTAATGTTGCTTGTGCATATGTTACTTCGGTTCCATCAGAATCAACAATTTGCACCATTATATTTCCAGATGCAGCCGAATCAAAATACCATGTAATATAACCTATCCATCCCATCATAGGCTCTGATATTGTTATATTTTGATTTTGTGTTGATGCCCCCATACTGTATACTACTGTAGTTTTATAATTCATGCTTCTTACTCCTTACTCTCTTCGCTGAGTATTTTTTGTTCTTGTACCTCTTCTATAACCTTTTCATTATTTAAATCTTCTTCAGAAAATGAAAATGCCTTATTATAAACAACTTCATAAATTGGAAAATCTTTATCCCATTCATTAGATATTTTTATTGCCTTTTTTTCTGCATCCTCTAGAATGTTGGCTCTCTCCGCAAGCAATGCATTTATATCCATTAAATCAATTGTTTTAGATTCAGCGGATTCAGCCATATTAGTATCTTTACGAAGCAATAAGCCAATTGAATCATATAATTCTGTTTTTAATCCCTTTATTTCTTCCCTTACAGAACCAATTGCAGAACTATCAGGCATTAAAAAATTAGCAGGGGCATCATTAGGGGATAGAAGTATAGGATATTTTAATCCCATTATCATATGCACTGCTTCTTCTGCTGTTGTTTGAAAACTTTGAACAACTGTATCTAACACTGATTTAGGTATTTGTAATTGTGGGAATACGCAATTATAAAAGTTTGCCCTATTAACGCTCTCTAAATCCAATATTGTTCTATTAATGCTCTCCATATCATCAAAGGCAACAGGTTCTACGGATGCATCTCCAATTAATACAAAAGGAACTCTGTTATAATTTGTTGATATTTCTTCAGTTTTTTCAATTGTATTTGTATCAGTATCGCTATAATAATATTTTATAATTTTATCAGGCATCCATAATTTTCTATATTTTACTTCAGATGCCTCTATAAATGGATCTGATGCAATATAATCATAGCCCTCTGTAATAAGCCATTCAATTACGCCATTATCAGATATTTTCCAATCCACTACAGATAAAGGTGAATATATTTGCCAATAAGGGCGTATTTTAAGATTCTTTTTATCAGCAATACTAATTTGTTGTTCTGGATCCAAATTAGGAGCATCAATACCAAGCCAGCACCACCCAGTAACAGAAAGATAACTATTTGCTTTTATCATTAAATCATCAATAGATTTACCATCATTAGAAATATCAGAGGCAATATCATCATTTAATGATCTTTGTGGGGGCTTATAGAATACGTGTTGATTGATTTTATTAACAATTCTATTTAAGTGTGGAATTACGTGGCTCTGTTCTTTTCTACCAGTTATTTCCGAACCATCCGATCTAGAACCCCCATCCCAATCAATTGAAGATTCTCCTGGAAATCTTGAGAGCCTTTCTTCTACATATTCTCTTCCGCCATGCCATCCAAGTATATTAATAGCAATCTGATCTTTTCTTGCGGAATAAATGTAGTGCTCTCTACTGGCAATTACCTCTATAGGATCTTTAGACATAATATATTAAAATAATCAACCTTTAATATATTAATCTATTTACAATAATAAAAATCCTTATTTTATTATTAATAGGGATGATTTAGGCTGTGAAAATTCGTTATAAATTATAGATAGCGCATCAACCGCATCATCATGTTTGCCAAATGGGAATTCTGAAAATTGCTTAATAAATAAATCATAATTATCTATGCCTCTTAGAATATGTATATTGCCTGCTTCAAATATTGGTTCTAGTGGTGATGCCTTTACAACCTTATCTCCGGCCTGCCTTGAAGCATTTACAATAACCCTACCCCATAAAAGATTTCTTATCTCTGTAAATGTATCTTTATATGCCCCAAATGCTTCAAGCCATACCTGCACCCTTGCCCCATCTTGCATGGCCTTTTGTATTATTATTTGATTTCTTTTAGGGGCTTCTTCTCTTATGGCAGTAATATCCTTAATCCATATATGATTTACATTATTTATAGATTGAACACAAGCTAATATTCCAACTGTATAATCAGGATCAGAAGAATTCCTCTCCTTAGAAGAACTTGCAACATCCCAAGCCCTAACATATTGCAGGTTTGTAGGAAATTCTTTTATATCATGTAATTTTATAAATGTTGTTTTGAATCTATTTCCGCCTTTTATTGTAGGATTTTGCTGATATAATGCGCTCCATTCAAATTGCCCAATTGTTTGTTTTATTGTATTAAGCTTTTCTAAATTAAACATCTCTTGCCATAATGCTTCATTTTGTTCATTTATGGCTGGGAATGTTATTGTTTCCCATTTTTCAGCGCCCTCTGTATTTAATAAACTGCCAATTAAATCATCTACAGCCCATCTTGTTGCAATTATAATTATTGTTGCATCAGGAGATTGCCTTGTATAGAAAACCGATTTATACCAATCTAATGTTCTTTCTCTGAATGTTTCTGAATTTGCCTCTAATCTATCTTTATAATAATCATCAATAATACCAATATCAAATCCCCTGCCTGTTAAAGAACCCTGTATACCAACTGCATAATATCCTCCGCCATTTTTAGTTTGCCATTCTATATCAGTATTTTTAGCGCTTTTACTTGCCACATTAAATATTTTACCATATTTTTCATTATAAAATATCTCCTTGCTTCTTCTACTTTGTTCTTCTGCAATGCTTTGTGAATAACTAGCTAGAACAATTCTTTTATGTGGATTTCTGCCTAAAACCCATGTAGGAAAAAGTATTGAACAAAGGGTTGATTTACAATGCCTTGGAGGTAGGGATATTATAAGCCTTTTACATTTGCCACTTTCAACATCTTCAAGTTTATTTATAATTTCAGATATATGTTTGCCATCTTTATAATCAGGATAAATATATCTAAAATATTCATATAAGGAATTACGTATTTTTATTCTTTTATTAAATTCATTCAGGGCGCATTCAATATTTTCAATGTTTTCAATGTTTTCGATGTTTTTTATATTATCTTCTTTATATTCGCTTTTCATAATAAAAGTTTGTAAAATCTTCACTGTAAAAATTATCTATAAGTTCTTTTAATTCATTATAATAATATTTGCCGTAATATCCATGCTTATTAGAATTAAGTTTAGGAACAACAGAATTTGGTATATTTATTTTATTACATACATAATTCCAGCCATCTTGTATGTTTTCAAGCCTTATTATATAATCTATTTTTATTTTATTACATACTTTTAGCCATCTTGTTTGTGGGCGGGCAAAATCCATACTAATTATTTCTTTTGCATAATTATAGTTTATTTTATCATTGCGCATTAATACTTCCTGTATTGATTGATTTATTCTATATTTGTATTTTAATGCCCAAAAATACATGCTTATAAATCTATCATATGGATTACGCACAACTGTAAATTTATAATATTTTCTTATATTCTTCCTTCCTATTGCCTTTGTAATCTTTAATAATGATGAATGTTTTTTAGTTCCATATTCATCTTTAAATTTTATTAATCCTATATCATTATTGTATTCATATGAACAATTTAAATAATCAAGAAGCATTTCCTGTATGCTTGTACCGCCATTCTTAGGGATATGTATAAAGATAAATTTTTTATTATCGCTTATCATTATTTATCTTTATCTTCGTTTTGTTTCTTCTATCTTTTCTTGAATATATTTTTGCAATTCTTCTATATTTAATTCTTCTGGATTAATATTATTAAATTTTATATTAGCATTTATATTTACATCATAGCCTAAAAGTTTTGCAACAACCTGTATTGCCGATATTTTATCCCTATCTTTACTGCTTCCATATATGATTTTGCCAAGTTCATCAATTAATGTATCTCTTGTGATTTTATAATCCTTTTCCATTTTTTCCATCTTTGTTTTTTGCAGCTCTTCAATTCTTTCCAATATTTTAGGCATTTTTCTTAAATGATATGCGCACTCTCTTGGATGTTTGGCAGTATAACCAGATAATTTATATGCCTCTGTAACAGTATGCCCTGCAACAACATAATTACAAAAGGCTTCTTGACGTGCATTAAGATATTTCATCGTGAATTTCCTGCATAATTTCTTTGCCTTTTATTTCTCCAGTAATAACATCTTTAGTTGATTCTCCAAAATTTTTACCCAATTTTTTATATTGTTCTTTCAATACTGTTATTTCTGCTATATCTTTTATAATATTACATAATTTTGTAATAATATATATAAGAGAAAAGGCAGTATACATAATCCAATTTGCCCCATTTAAATAACTAACATATAAACATAATGCAAATAATAACGTTAACATTTTACTCCTCCATTAATTTTTTTAATATTTTTTTTATTTTCTCTCTTG